CTGTTTTGCCACTTGATATCCCTTGTGAAACTACGAATTGAACCTGATCTACCACATTTTGCTGGAGCGAAGTTATCAAACTTGCAGAAGAATCGAGCCATACTTCGCGCAGTCCAAGGATCCAGCCTTCATCTGCTGTGAGCGAGATTCCGACTGTCGCCATCGAGAACGCGTGCCAGTTGGCTTTATCAACAAGTTCGACACCTTGCGCTGTTGATACATTGTTTAAAACTGTGTCACCTTTAGCGACTATGGTTCCGGCGATCGTAGCAAAAGCAGATCTTAAAACATCGAACCACGAATCACCTCGAAGAGAAGCATTCGCCATTTTGTTCACGGAATCCAAGATCGAAACTGACAAAACCTCCTTGCATTTCTTCTCAATATCTTCGATCAGTTTCGTGTTATACTTTGCCATTTTCAGCATAGTATTACGAGGAAAAGACTGTTTTGGAGATCCTTTTTTTAGTCTCCGGATCTTCTCTGATTCTGGGAACGCGTTCCAGATATTTGACATATCCGACATTATTTACCTGCCTCCTGAACAGTCTCTTCGAAAACAATGTCATCGTGATCAGGATCCAGCGTAACACTCATCGAGTATTGATCACCAGAGAACCGTGAAGCTCTTACTTCTGCAGGATGCAGTATTTTGTTTCTGATATTTATTTCGTCTCCTGTAGCCATGGCGGAATACACTTCTGCAACTTCCTTGGCAGTAGGTCTTCCGATTTCGCCCATCTCGATAGAGTAGTCCGTCAGTTTCACGATTGAAGCACAAATCTCAGCGACCTTTCTTACGATCGGTTCATAGACTTCTTCCTGAAGATCTTCGAGTTCTTCTTTCCAGTCTCCGGTAATTCCTTCTCCAGAATTGTTCAATCCGCCAGACTGTTCACCAGAAAGTATTCTTACAGGGATCCCGCTGACCAGAGACAAACCTTTAATTTGGCTTTCTGCCATATCCTTCAGCCCTGAGAGATTTGTCGTTATTTTGTCAATCGTCTCTTCTTTATCATGGATCAGAACATTCATGCTGTCGCGAGTTCTCTGGAAAAGAGATAAGCGCTGTCTTATTTCGTCTTCACGACCTTCGGCAATCGCATCGAACAGTCCGGCAATGGTAATGGCAAAAGAACTGTGATCCTTTAGCGTCCGAGCCATAGAAGAATAGGAACTCTCTGCGCGTGTTATTTGGTCAAACATTGAGTAGAACTTGCTATCTCCCCAACCTTCATTCATGATTCTGGTTTCGTCGTCAACTTCTTCACCAGACAGTTCAATCACACGAGTCCAGTGTACCTTGAACTCTGATCCATTGCTTGGAATAAACACATAATATTCTGGCATACCAAAACGCTTGTCTTCTGGGTTTCCTGAAACATATCGTGTTTTGATGATCTCTTCCCGTCTGTAGATCCGCATAAACTCCAACGATTTTGCGCGTGACACATCAAGAGGATCTTCGAACTTTCCAGTTCCAGAAACTCCTAACACCATCGCTGAACCGCCGAAAAGAGCATTCCATGTCATGAGTTTCTTTGCGTGTTTTGCGAAGCCAGCGTTTTTCATCATCGACGAAACAAGCTTTGCCTTTTCCGTGTCCGCAGACTTCACAGAGAATCCTGCACGGACACAGCTTTTTATTGGGTATCTAATAACCTCTTTCGCAAGTCCAGTAAAGCGATACAACTTCATTAAAGTCGCGTCTTGCCACTGCACACCACTGACTGGTCTGAATCCAGTCATGTTGTCAGATCCGTTTCCTTCTCCTGTGGTCATTGCCGAAACAAGACCATCGATATTCACATTCATAAAAGCCCTCCAAATTTAAGTCCACTATATTCTAGGCAACCTGCAACCATGACCACAAGAGCATCAACATCATCATCGTGTGAAGCAAGCGGGAATCCCTTCATTACACTCCAAAACTCGTTCAATATATTTTTTGGGATCCTACTGTTGACATAGACAATACCATCACGAAGAGGAACCTCGATATAGCTCGAAGCCTTAACCACTTTGTCGCCTGAAAGGTTAAGTTTGACAACAGATCTTATCCCTTTCAGCTCTTTTGCGATTTGAGTATAGGCATCTTTGTAAGGACCGAAAGCTTCAATCGCCTGAAGGCATCCTGTTCCATCTGATATAGCAGTTGTTTTGATCCTTTTATTCCTCATGTCTGCCTCTTCCTGAAGCCTTTGAATGTCTTCGATGTAAACATGTATTCGAGCGTTTTTAAACTCTTTATTTTGGTCATTCATAGCAGTTATGTACTCAACCATGACTGATCCTTTTAGTCCGATTGTCCAGTCTGGATCGTCTTTTGTCCTCTCTTTTTTCGAAGAAGCGAGATCCCATCCGCGAACGAATCTTCCAAAACCAGACGGTTTCCCGTTCACATAATGCCAATTAACACCTTCTTCACAAGGAAGGAATTTCCCTTCTCTTGCCTCAGGATCGCAATCTAAAAGACCTGAAGCATTGTACGCGCCAAGGGTAGCATATTGGGACTCATACCATTGCTTTGAAAACTTCTCTGGGAAAAGGTACCCTGTGGGATATTTTTTACTTCTAGCTGGATATTTTATCTCCTTAAATCTAGGGAAAAAAGAATCTTTTTCCATCTCTTTTTTTATCCTGCCGAAAATGTCGTCAGTGTGCCATGGTGTCGCAAGAACAATCACAATGCAAGGATCAGATCTTCTTGTCATAATGTCGTTCGAGAACGACTGCCAGATCGTTTCACGCTTCCTGTCACTTTCCGCGTCGTTTCTACCTTTCAGAAAGTCGTCAACAATAATCAGTTGTCCGCCTTTGCCTGTTACGGATCCTTCAAGCCCTGTCCAAGTTGTTTTCCCGATAAAAGTCTTATCGTTTAATATTGTTTTTGTTCCCCAACATGAAACGGAACTTACTTCATCTGAAAGCTTTGTGTTCGGATATAGTTCTGCGAACTCTTTTGAAATAAGAATGTTCCGAGCGTCCCGTGAGAAGCCTTCTGAAAGATCTGAAGAGTAGGATGTTATAATTGCTTCTCCCTCTGGAAATTCTGCTATAAAATGAGGAGGCAGAGACCTTGTGACAGTTTGTGATTTATGATGGCGGAACGGAACTTTGATAGACAAGAAAGTCGACTCTCCGTTTTTGAGCTTAGCCATGGCAATATCGATCTCTTCGCAGATCTCAGTAGTGTGGACACCACTTATAAATTTGATCGAAGAATAAGGCCACGTATACCGAAGGAAGTGGAGATGCTTCCTTCGGGAAAGCTCTTGAATTGCAAGCTTTTTGTAATCCAACTAAATATTCACTTTTGCAAGTATCGCCAGTTCTTCGTCGGTAAGAGACTCCATAGGTCGAGAATTTGTTGTGTTCTCAACAACAAGAGAACCTTTTTCTGACTGTCCGCAGTACTGCTTTCCGAGCCAGATTAGCATTGTTGTATCGCCTTTGATCGCCTTGTCAAACATCTTCAGTTTAAGCATGTCGGCTCCCTCTGCCTTTTTAGAGCGAGAATACTCTTCAAAATTCACTTTGAACTGCTCCTCGCACCTCCTTGATAGAGTTGCATACGAGATACCCATGTGTGAGGCTATCTTTGCGCCTGAACAGTGAGCAACGAGATGCTTATCAACGATATTCCAGTCGATTTGGATCTCTTTTCTGCCTCTTCTCCTTTTGACCAACTGCATTATTCGCCTCGCTTATATGAATGTTTCCTGAATTACTTCTATGTTCTCGGTTTTTTCGTCGTCGTGCACAATAATACCGAATCTTTCCTTTACAGACCAAGCAAATTGCCAATTTCTGCAAGTATAGAAAGCTTTAAGCTTCGACTTCGGATGATTAGCCTCTCCAGACTCAAGTTTCTCTATAGGTATCTCGACAGCGTCTTCTATTGTTATGCTGATACCGCACCTGTTGACATTTACCTTGCTACCTTTGCACGGCTCAAACGCCAGATGGAAATTACCAGCGTAATTGTACCCACGACACACTCCGCAGATGTAATAGATCTTATCTTCGAGTTGCTGTGCTTTTACCTCAGGAAGATATTTTCCGACAATGCTTTTTGCGCAATGGCAACTTAGATCAACATCTTCAACGGTTTTCGCCCAAAAGTATAACCACTTCTGTTTGTCGGACGCACCTTCTATTCGTGATATTCGCATACTGCCTCCAAGACTTCTTTACTAAGATCATATCTACCTACAGGTAACGGCAGGCTGAATTCAAACTTTATGGCATCTGAAATTTCGTCTATTGTCAGGTTCTTTTCACCACGGTTACATACTATCTGAAACGAACCTCTTCCATCTTCTCCGTATGGAGTTCCAGATCCGATCCTTTTGATAATACCAAGGATCTCGTTTTTCGTGTGAAACTTCTGGTAGAACCATTCGCCACTTCGCATGTTTGCCGTAAATCCGTTTTTGTCTATGAAATAAATGTAGTTCTGATTTGTCGTTTGTCTACTTGACGATCCTTTTTTTTCTGCACCAAGTAATGTTCTACCGCTCATTATGACCGTGCCACCTTTTTTGCATAAGGCGTAACAAGTATCGATAACAGATCTCTCGGCTTCAATCGAGTCAACTGAATTTAGTACGCTATCACAAACAATGATATCATACAGTCCGTTTTTCTTAATGTCTTCGACCATTATTGCTACACAGCTTTTAACAAAGGCAACGTCGATTGAATTAGCGTTTTCCTTCCGGTAGAAAAACTCTACTCCGTGGATATTGTAGCCAAGCTTCTTCAGCTTTCTAACATAAGCCATTTTCCCTGCCCCAAAATCAAGCACTCGGAGATCTTTTCCATTGACCTTGCGCAAAATAGGCATCACGCGATCTTCGTAAGTTCGGCTTTTAAACTGCTTACCGCCTTCGAGTCGGTTCATCTGTGCAAGCGTCTGGATATATGTTTTCTTTGCAAGGTGATCATAGCAAAACACGCCATAATCAAAGCTGAAATAAGTAAGTACATTATCGACTTGCTCCTGATCCTTGCACCTGTAAACGAGTAGTTTTATACCGAGCATGTGGCACACGGAAGCATAATCTGGAGATACTATTACAACTCCATCAAGATCGCACACTGATCCGCCAAACGCCCCATATCTACTGATTAATCTCGACAACTCATTTTTGTAACACGCTGTTCCGTTTCCTAGTTTTTCGAGCTTTATCGATTTCGGCTCAACAAACTGCCACCCTTCCGCTAGTTCTCCGGATATCACAACTATGTCCTGATTTGTTATTTCCTTGTCTGATCCGTTATGCATCTGGTTAAACCTAACTTCATCGGTTTTCCCGATACCGTCGATTATGTACGCCGGAGCAGTTGACATTCCAAGTTAAAGCATCGACTTTGTTCTTTGGTGACCTGCCATAATTGTTCCGTTTGAGTTGACAATAATCGGCTTAAGGCAACCGCACTTTTCGATACTTGTTTTAAGCAGTTCCTTTTTTTGGTCAGACAAATAACGCGGGTTATAAGAAGCTGGCTGTATGTTTGTTATGTCGTATTCAAAATCAATCATTTTTGCCACCGAGAATGCAGTTGACGAAACCGGAATTAACTCCGAATTCATCAATATGTTTGAACAATCTATCCTCCAGCATCTTAAATTCATTCGCTGTCATACCGACACTATGTTTCCCAAATTTGAGTTTGTCGATGTTTACAACCGAGTCTGCGTCTTGAGATTCAATATCCTGAGAATCGTCGTCATAATCTGAAGAGAAATCGTCACTAGGAAGGTCAATGCCCCAATCAGACAGATCGCCTATGTCCCAGTTTTCAGTAAGTGCTTCAAAATCCCATTCTCCACCTGAAACATTGTCCTTTATAATAAATTCTTTCTTTTTTTCTTTAGACAATCCAGATACGATTTTAACAGGGATCTCTGTAACTCCAGCAGAAATACAAGCTTTATGTCTCATATTTCCTCCGAGAATCATCATGTTTTCATCTACAATGACCTGCCTTATTTCAAGCATTTCAGGGAAGTCTGTTATCGATTTCACTAATTTTTCGAACTTAACACTAGTTATCGATCTAGGATTGTCTGGATTCGTTTTCACCGAATCAATAGGAACTGTTTTTTCTGAGATTTTTATAGCCATTTTCAAATCCTTTGTTTAATTATACTTTGCTTATCGTAAAACTCTTTTGACGCGTGAACTGCTTTATCGCATCTTTCGCATATCATCAATTCCCTCCACTATTTTCAGATTTCTCTTGAACTTATTCCACACGAATGTTCCGTATAAAATACATAATACCAAACACACAATCGATACAACAATATCACTCGATCCGATTCTTCCAAACAGTATGCCGAGCAGAAGAAAATCGATTGCTGTTGTCCCTAAAATCTGAGTCATACAAAATCCTTTCATAGATAAAAAAAGCTGTGGCTGTGTTCCTGATCTTCATTCATGTGATCTCTAACGAACCTTGCGATGTTCTCTTTCTTGATAGTCACAACGACCGACTTCTCTTCTCCTACCGTTGGCTCCTCGGTTATCCTTACGGTAACAAGCTCTTTTGCCAGAGAACAGGCTTCATCGTATGTCATGAAGCTTCTTTCTGATCCATTCCAGTGCGAGACCGTAAAACTGGCATTGTCCAGTCTTGCGTCCATCGAGTTTCCGCCTCTGATTTGATACCCGTTCACAACGGTAAAAACATCGTACCTGATATCATCCAGATTCTCGATCTTATCACAAAAACCAGTGACATGCGAGAGAGCTAAACACGAATCGCTCTTGGTTATCGAGTGCGAAGTACAACCAGCGTAAAGCTTTTCACCGAGATCAAGAAGTTGCCGTGCAATTCTTTCGTTCACAATCTACACCCTATCTTTAAAATCCTAATGGACAAATCCTTTTCAAAACCAGAAATAAAACTTTTGTTTAATGCTCCGATCAGCACCTCTTCACTTGCCAAGTGAACAGTCATAGCAAACTCAAATTGATCCGGCGAAATTTCTCCTGATTCGAGAAGAGCACTGCATTCCTGCTTTTGCTTTCTGACCACGGTTTTCTTGAAGTTCTCTACAGTCATGTCAAGCCAGTTTTTCGGAATCATACCACACGCAACAACACGCTGGTCGTCGTATGGCATCATGTCAAAAAGACCTTTTGCGATTGAGTCAATGTCAATTTTCATCATAATCTCACTATTTGAATTTTAACACCACTGGTATTGATTCTTCTTCCAACAGGAAGTCCACGGGGAACGTTATACTGAGAAACTGGCTGACCTTTTTCGAGAACAAAAAACCGTTCCCAGCTTCCATCTCCATAAGATTCAAGTCCGGTACAATGTTTTTCGACACCATTGATTTCGACTATCATAATGAACACTCTCTTCCTTTGCAGTCCTCGCAACTCCACAATTGAGCTATTTTTTCGTAGTATTTTTCAGTGTGCGCAACGCTCTGAACAAATACAACATCCTTTACAGTTTTCAGCTTCACGGCATTCCTTGTAGAGCTGATTGCTATGCACTTGTTACCACTGCTGATGTTTTGATAGAACTGGCACATCATCGAACCACTGTTATTTCTGAGTGCCAGTAGAACTGAATTTCGAGATTCTGCTCACCTGACTTACACTTAGCAGTCATCGAGAAACCTGACCATACAATTCTCACAACCCTGAAAACCTGACCAAGAATAACAATGTTGTGATCGATACAAAGATCCTTTCTTTTGATCTTTGTGGTTCTTATTTCCTTAGTTGTCATGGTAATGCTCCTTTGTGCACTTAACGCAATTGTCACCAAGCTTCATTTTTACTTTTCCGCCTGAATAATAGAAGTCATCAAACGACTCTGGACTTCTGTTAAAAATACTTATCGTCCTAGAAGAGTCACAGTCGAACGAAATTTCGTTTCCGCACCCAAAGCAAGTCAAAAAGCAACTGATTTTTCCGTCAACAGTAGCTTCTTCGAGAATCAGTTCTGACAGCTTCTCTTTTTTCTCAGAAGAACGAAGATCCGATGGATCCAAAAACCAGTTCTGACCAGAAACAACCAAACATGCTTTTCCGTCAATTATACCTCTGAAATTGCCAGACATTTCGCCGTTGAACTCATGGTCGAAAAATACCTTCTGACCTACGCTAAAAACTTCCATACCAACCTGCCTTAGAAAAGTAAAAAATCAATTTCTACTTATAATATAAAATATGTAATGATAAAAGCAAATAGTTATTTCCTGAATTATTCCGTGGTGTACTTTTTTTGCAGGATCACTATCACTGTTTCGATCATTGTTCCAGAGTCCTTGAACGCTCCGGCTGGAATCGTTTTGACTGCTACAGAATTATTTGACACGAACGCTCTAAAATCTCTGCTTATTTTGTCGCTGGCGTATCTCCAGTGAGGTGACATAATAGCCCCTAGAGTGCCTCCTTCGTTGAGATACTCAAAAGCTTTCAGGACATGAACAACATCTCTGTTCCCAGAGAACGGCGGGTTCATCGCGATTACATCGTACTTCAGGAATTTATGCTTCAGAAAGTCTCTGCCTATCAATCTCGTGTGACCTCTGTGTTCAAGGATATCTGCTCTCCTGTTGTCAATCTCGTACACATCCCAAGTTTTGGGCGATCCATCTTTTTGCTTGATTTCTGCTTCAATAGCGTAGATTAAGCTTCTCTCTCCGGCAGATGGTTCAAGGATTGTTTCTGCATTCCTGATCGTCTCAACACCGATCATTCTCGCTAATTCCCGACCTACTGATTCCGGAGTTTCATAGAAATTAAGGTCTGAGTAGTCCTTTACTGCATCGAAGTCGATTTCCATCGAACTTCCATCAGTTTTGAACCGATCTTCCTGCTTGTATCTTTTGCGAACCGAGTCAGGCAACATCGAACTATCTCCTCCTGTTCTATTAAATTCCTGAAGGATTTTCATATCAGTGAATGTCACCTTCACATTCCCGTTTAAATATGGCTGTACAGTGAAGTAAGGAGTCGCTACTATACCGTTCTTATCCTTCGTGTAACTACCTTCATAAACACCGCCGTTTTTCGCTTGAGCGTAGAAATAGAAGTTGCTTGCGTAGTTGTGTTCCTTACCTGCGAGCATATTGCAGATCATAAGCAGATCGTCCAAGTATCTGCTACCTTTGTGAGAGCTGTGAGTATCTATTTCGAATCGACTCCATCCACTGTAACTTCTCTTCAGTTCAGTCCCACAAACCCTAAACTGCTTTTCTATTTTCTGCAGATTGTCACGCTTTTTATCGACACCATACCCGTCATCTGCTGAGTTGTAAGCACAGGCAAAAAACGAGCTGTAGACTTGCAGTTGCGCCCTGTACGCTCCTTCCTCTCTTATCCGGTTCGCCTGAGAAACAAGCTTGTTCAGGTTCTCTTCGCTGAACGGCTTTTTTTCGCAAACGATTTTCTTCTCCAGCGAATCTCTATCAGCTTTCGTGAGTCCATCGAATAGATGAAGTTCAAGAAAAACCTTTCGCCATAGACCAACTTTGCAGTGGTCTATGAACTCAGATTCGTCCATTGACAATAAAGGAGAGGAACTGTTCGTAACATCCAAAATACGCGACTTAATCGCCGAAAACTTCGATGTTAGACTTGCAATAGTTTCGTGGTACTCATTTCTGAGTTTCGACATTTCGATAGCACCGAGAACCATTTCTTCGATGCTGATTTTCTTTTCAATATTCACGGAAAACCTGCCTTTCAAATTACACTCTACAAATAATTATTTTCTGTGGCATTCCGCCATAAAAACTGAAATCCATTTCATCCAGAACCTTTACATTGTTCGGATTAGTTCTTGGAGCACGAGATCCGTCAACGCCGATCTCTTCAGCGTACCGCTTGTGTATAGCGTCAACAGCCTGAGAATGACTTCCTCTCGCAACAAAGAGTCGAATCCCATCACCTCTATTCGACACCATTGCGTATTCTTTTGATTCCATTGTATTATCCTTATTCTAAAGAATTATGGTAACCGTTTACAAAAACATTAGCAGATCGAAGATCCTTAAACTCGATGTCGTGTTCATCGCCTTCGATAACCACAAATACGGATTCCGTCTCAAGATTAGAGACAATCTGAATTTCAGTTCCGAACTCATCATCCACAAACAAAAACCGGAATACTCCGTTGTCATGTTCTTCAATAACCTCTACCTCTTCGGTATTAAACCAAGTTTTGATTTTCACTACCATCTCTACTCTGTCCATCTCGCCCACCTTCTGAATCATTTTTTTCTGTTCATCAAGAAACTCAAAATCTGTCAAAATGTCTTCATAGCTTCTATCCATTTTCTACCTCCAAAACTACTTCTATCCGTGGTTTTATTTTGTCAAGAGCAGGAATCAAGGTAACGATCCCTGTACATTTCCAGTTATCGTCTTTCCAAACTCCATACTCGGTCATGAGATCAGCAAGCGAGTCAAATTTATTGGAAAGGTCTGCTACTCGATTGTCGGGAAAAAAGAACCTCACCTGTGTCCGGCTACAAACAACTTTTCCATGCGGTACTCGCTGAACCATCATTTCAGTGAGTGCTCTTTTTTTCCATTTTTCGTGTAACGCAGAAGAGAATATCCCATTTTTAGTTTTAACCTTACTGTTCTTTTTTGACGGCAACAGGCACTTGCTGGACTCAGCCGTCAAAACGAATCTGATCAGTTCTTTCCCTTGTTTCTCTTCCAATTACAGCTCCTATTTTATCGCCAGAAATATCTTTCCTTGTATTTTTCCAAACATGGTAATCATTATTCTTGCAGAGCGACTTCGGTTCAACATCGGTGTATTCGATACCGCACCACAAGCATTTTTTAGTACCTTTTCCCATGAAGTCTCTCTCTCGATCCATTGTACCACATCTTAAGATCAACATGACGATACAGGTCGACATTTTGCTCTTCACAGAAACACGAAATGTAATACAGAGCGTCGAATATTTTCTCAGGAAAATCAGAAGTTATCGTGATTATCGAGAACGCTATATTCTGCAATTTCTGATAAAACTCACTGCCTAGTTTTTCATAACCTACAGCGCAATTACAATCTTCAAGATCCACTCCAAGACCACCTGCGAGATCCAGAAGCCTTATGAAAGTATCAGCCATTTCATCTTCAAAAGTACTTTTCACATGATGGATGAAAAGATCTCGTGGCAACCCTGAACACTTCGCACCAGTTTCAAGATCATGTACAACAGATCCACCAAACGGAGATTCTACATCTCTGGCGTAATTATTTACCCGATCAGCTTCCAGTGCTTCAAATAGCTCGCTTGCTATCAACAGAACGAATCTGCTGACATTTACTTCTTCCCAAAAACCCTTGTTTACTGCATTTTCGTGAACATCGTCACGAAGAGCGTTCAATCCTTTTTTAATCACGGAAACTCCTGCCGTTAAATTCTACAATACCGCCTTCTTGCTTCATGCGACTAACCGCTGAAGCCCCTACAAACTCGCACAAACTCGCTTTTGTGTCATTGGAAACCATAATAGTTATTTTGCCCTTGTGATCATACCGCTTATCAATCACAGCGTTAATTTCTCGCACTTCGAACTCGCTGTTTTTTCTTACCTCAATACCATCGATGACGAGAACATCAGGTCTCACCAATTCGTTTCTCGTAACGCTATCGTCTATCAGTCCATCAACCATATCAGAGAACTTTATGTACTTCACGCTTTTTGATTTGTTCACATAATAGTGCCCCATCAGCGACACTGCCAACTGAGTTTTCCCAGTACCGCGTCTACCAACTATCGCAAAAGTTCCACCGTTTTGAGTCCCGCTTTTATACCGAGCATACCAACTGCTCCAATCAGAGCAGATAGATTCCTTCAGAGGACTAAAACGAGAATGTCGATCCGGTGCACCGAAATAACTCAATGGCTGTTGTTTCCAAGTCGGTCTTTTACAATCCTGTCCCAATTTGCCCTACCCCTAGATTTTCATCAAACTCTATTACCCCACTCTGCTTTCTTGAAACTGCCGTATTCTCTGGATAAACAGATTTCCAGCCGTTATCGGTAGCAGATTGTAAACATCGCACCCATTCGCTCGATGGCAATCCAGAAAGCTTATTAAGCAATCGTGTTATTTGCCCCGAGCTTGAAAGTGGCGATTTTATCTTCCTTCGAACTTCTTCGTATTCTTTGTAAGAATCCATTATCGCATCGGATTCGACACCTGCCCCGAAAGTTTCCTCAACAATTTTCCTCGCCAGTTTTGATCCAGTCGGCGATTTTTCTACCTTGGAACTGACAGTATCAGCATCAGTAGGTTCATCGGATTTTTCCTCCTTCTTTTGTTTTGACGGTTCAACAGATGCGAAAAACGAATCGCCGTACACCTCTCTTATTAGAGTCTGGAGAGACTTGTACTCATCGATCTTTTTTCTAATACCTATCACCATCGGCTTGTTACTTCCGATTCCAGACGGGTTCTGAAATTTCAGAAACTTAACAGACCAAATTTTTCCATCTTCTAATTCGACGAACTTTTCTTTGCCTGAAAAATCTGAAATTGGAACACACTCTAAACCGTTTTTGATTTCATCGACTGTCCTAGTGGATCCAGTAAGCATCTTCGCCATAGCCCAATTTCCCTTCCACACGCCGGACAAATCGCATCTGTCCAGAATGTAGAGATAGATCAATTTCAGGTCTGGTTCGAGAGACGCAAAATAGTTGCTTTCCCACTTTTCTGTGTCGGTGTACCGCTTCATTAAAGAATCTCTTTGATAGCTTTCAACACTGCGCTTGATCGATAAGTCCCATCGAGTACCTGTTTACAGTAATTCGAGCTTACAGCTTTTCCGATTTTATCAGAAACAGCTACTGCAAGAGATTTGTAGTCAATTGTCCGGTACTCCTTTTTCAGCACATTGCCCCTGTAGGCAATCTCTCTAATTTTCTGTCGAACACCAGTTGCAAGAGTGTTACCCTTATCAACTTGAGCCAGATAAGCAGGTGTACAATTCGCGTTATGTGCGAGATTATACTGTTCTGCAATCTTCTTGTAATCAGGTTTATACATTCAATACCCTTTGTTAAGTTCGTGT